CTTGACTGTAGCTTGTACACAGCCTCTCATGTAAAGATTGCAGCTCATACTCTCGGTAAAAAGCCCAAACAAGCGTAATGACATCACATGGTGTCACATGGGTACCTTTTCCAACATTTCTGTTGGACAGGAAACCTTACGCCGGGGTAAAAGCCGGAGCATGAACAATGCTAAGCATTGAATCAAAACAGAAATGCAGAGTTTTAAAACTTACCAAATGGTAAGATACTATCGACTACACCAATAGTATTTTATGAAATTTGTGTCTAGTTTTCTTCTAGCTACTTCATTCACCCGAGTAGTGGGTTATGAGGATCCACTCAAAGTCGTTTTTAATTGTAGGGAGATGTCTACTCCCAAGCCTCAGCTTACTGACCAATAGCATACTTGTACACTGGCACAGTAGACACAAAATGCACCAAATTAAAATCAGGTCCAATATTGCAATAGGTTTCTAAGATATTATCAAAGTTACCATAATCTGAAAGCGTAACCTGATAATTATTCACTTTTGTGGGTTCATTAGAACCAACAAAAAGACCTCGTGCGTCTAAAAATCGCAATTGAGACATCATTGGAATATTCACTTGTAAGCTGGGTTGATTAGCAGTATTGGTCAAGGACATTCCTGCATTACCCCAGTAATTCGTATTATTTGTAACAAAAGATTCCAAATTGTTAGTTAAACGTAGGTCCGTTGATTTAAACGAACCAAAATCACTAACTCGACGTTCAACCGAAAAATGTGCTGGTTTGCTGGTACCATGTAAATTAAAATGATAATTCATTGAACCACGAATACCAACATGACAAGCCATCAAACGCTGAATAGGTCCTTGTACAACCAAATTACATCCCACACTACTGGTTCCTGCTCGATTCTTCCCTGTATCAACAGGGTTATTCGAGGTGTAACCATAATGTGCTGGATAAAGAAAACGGTTAAGTGAAAGCGTGTTATCTGTCGTGGCTGCACCAGAAACTGTTACAGATTCACGACGATACAGATGAGTACGTCTCATCAGCACACGCATTGATCGGATATCTTCTCCAAAATTGATGTCGTACCTATGAACAGGTTCTGGGGTTGTTTCTCCCAAAACATATTCTTCTGATTGTGGCAACAATGGTGAATAAATGTCTGTAGGAGGACTAGGATTAGCAAATTCTAGATTATCACATCCTGCAACAAATAGGTATAACCGAGCATTTGCAGTTGAAAGTGGAGCTGTCAGAGGATTCAAAATACTAATGGATAATCGTCCATTACTGTATTTAGAAGTGTAAGTAGGTGAAGCTCCACCACCCTGAATCTGTTCTCCTCCGCCCATATCCAATTCTTGCCAGGCAGTAGGTTGCATATAGGGTATCTTAAAGGTGATTTCATCACTTTGTGAGATATCCATAATAATACTTTGAACCACTGCTGAGTCGGCAGATGTAGTGTCTGAACCAGAGGGATCCCAGGATATGAGAATACGCCCTTGGTGATATTTAGAACACACTACTTTCAGACGATATTGCATATCTCCACGCCAATGGGTGAAGTGAGAACCAACCAACGCAGCGGGGGATTCAATAATCCATCCTGTACTAGTGGTAGTTGTAGTGCCACCTCTGAGATTCATTGGATTCACATTTGCACGAAATAGATAAGCATCAGCCAAATCCGATGGCGCCCAATCTAAACCATACATCAAAGTTTCCCGCGTGACAAGATTTCTAATAGACAAAGAATCCTCACTAATTGATCCTGTTACTGTAGGATCAATGGTTAATTCATTCTTAGGATCTATTGTAAGTCTATCTACAGGAGTAGAAATGTGAGCGCTAGCGAAAGCAAAGTATGGTGTATTCTTAAAAGCTACTGAGTCATCAATGGAAGGTACATTAGTGAATCCAAAAAGACTAGCTACTTTAGCGACTGCGCCAGCAGCAAAATTAGTAGCTTTGGCAAAAGGTCCAATCACAGGTACATCTGATAATCGTCGTCCGATACCCGCAATAATGGAGGCAGGCCGAGAAATGGTTCCTGTGGCAAACTCATCAGATTGTAATGACAAAGATTTAGTTTGACCTTCAAGTTCCACATTTTCGAGCCATGCATACACAGTTACATAACATGAAGATGAGGCATTGGTTGTAGCAACTCGAGGAGCAAGCAAAGCTTGAATCTCGAAAACTCCCAAGCCTTGAACGTCACTTGCAGATGTAAGATTCACATAATTTTTAGGGTAAAGAAATGGTACAACCATTTCACCTCCTTGATTCTTATGGAACTCTATCCAAAAATGCTGTCGCTGACAATAAATTGCAGCACGTGCATCATTATTATTAATATAAGAAGTTCCAACTTGAGAAACATCTAACAAAGTGTTAGAATTCTGCAAAGGCAGGTAAGAAGCAAGATATGTACCATAAAGAAAGGGTGTGGCATTTACCACCACCTTGATATGTAAATTACCTCGAAGCAAGTAAAAGTTCTCTAATTTCCGTTTAATATTTGCATTATTCAAAAATGAGTGCCAAATATTATAACGATAATTAGTATTTGATGAGGTACTGACTGAAAAAGAATCAATTTTAACTGGACGGGACAAGAAATCCTTCAATTCAAACTTGTTGGTTTGGACATCCACCGTATCACGGGGATCACTATCTAAAACAACAGTTGAAATTTGTTTTTCTTCACCCACAAATTGGACGTTCTCAGCAACAGTATCTTGAGTGACGTCTTTATTAGGAATTAATTCATCATCAGATTGGAGTACTAAGTGGGTATCCTCCCACCACAGGTCTTCTTTTTCAAAAGAAGCCAAAAGTAATGTGAAATTTTTGCTTGGTTAAATACTACTTATTAGGTTAACCTATTCCTAACAAGCGTGCTCTGTTTTTCGATCCGCAACCTAAAACGATCTCAGCTAAATAACTGGCTTTGGGTCATCCCCTAGGTGGCAATACAGACAACTTCCACACTCATTTCCTCAAGGTAGTGCAATCACCTTATTCAGAAATGCAGTAACTAAGTTGTAGGTGCGAATTCGTTTTACATCTGTTCGCTAAAGATGGTTTTTTAACGGGATAACTACCCGGGAACCTACTCAAAAGTAGGTTCTTCCTCACTAACATTAAAATTAATGCACTCTTCCTCATTATCTTCACGGACAAAGGGAAGGTCAGATGCTTCATAAAAAGCATTAGCGAGGATATCCCAAGAAGGGAAAGTACTCTTTGTGACATACAAGCTCAATTTTGCCGAGCTAGCGAATTGCATGCACATTTTCCGTTTCTCTTCAAATATTTCTCTTCCATACCAGAAATATTCACGCACCACAGTAGCCAAAACGGCCACATTTTGTGCTTCTTCACAAATGGTCTTGGATGGAATCGTCATAATCAACATTTTAGCTATCGATGCTTCTTCAATGGGACATACATAATATCCAAGATCTTCATCGAAACGCCAAGTTCGTTTCAAAAACGATACATCATCAATGGAAATATACGGGATGCTTTCGGCAGTTTTATCTGCCATAGTGTAAATAACACCAATTTCAGCAAGTTTGTTAGCTAATGTAGTATGTGTAAACCATGGGATGTCTTTAGAACATCCCATCGCATTATCATCACCATAAGTCATTAACTTAACATGCTGTTTAAAATCAGCAGCAGTATTCTTGCCACTAAGTTCAGCATATGCATATCGCACATACAGACAGTTAACTATACCATTGATAATAACTGTTAACGGGTGTCCAGATGGATTAGATCCATAAAATTGAACTAGATCTCCATTGACATCCACAATGGGATAGGCTGTATCATATGCGACACATCTAATAACATCTAAATCCTCCTTCGTGAAATTTCCACTTTGTTCACAGATATCACGGATCAATTCAAAAGCTTCAAGAATAAAAGCAGGGGGCATTCGCTTATCAAAAGCTTTATAATCTCCTGCAATCATTCTATCACAACCAAAAGTAGTAAGATATTCACGAATATCATGCCACTCTTTAGATTGAGCTATTGTACCCGGTCCACTTTCAAAAACAAAGCGGTTATTTTGGAGGACACGAATAAAAGAGAGAAAATGCATTCTCACCACAATGTTCCAATCAGCAGGTGACGCACAAAACATACGTGTTTGACCAGTAAGAGCTTTAGCTTGAGCTCGTGGCTCATCTTTAAGTGAGCCAGCAAATACTGGAGAATAACGTGTATTCTTGCGATACGATTGGAGACATTCCTCTACTCGTTCATATATCTCAGGGGTGAATTCCATAGGATCTGAACAAGATTCAGTTGGTGGAACAGCAGACATGTAATGTTTTTTACTTTTCCGCCATGGATGGCCCATGGATGTATTACGATTCATTTTATCAACAAATCGTACTCCATTTGCACCATTTACAGCAGTGAACATATCATAGACTTTAAGTTCCTTGAGTTGACTAACGGGTAGGTCACGAAGAATTTCTTTAGTAAATTCCCCACGAACTTTCTGCAATAAACTCATCTTAAAATCAGTGACAGGATTCACAAGTTCCTTTATAGCGTTACGCCAGGGTAACCATCCTTTCAGCATGGGTGCTGTGAGATTGGTCGTATACCCTTCAGCTCGCGCTAGAGGTGCCAATTTGGATTCAGTCACATTAGACTTACCAGAAGTACGCTTCATAGGTAAAAGTGATCCATATACTGTGGCGCATCCAGACATAATGTATCTAAATGGACTTTTAAAATGTAGGGCTTGCACAGTCATAGGTGCTGATGTAGATGAGAGTTTTGGTGTTGAAGGCTCGACAGATACTAACGTCAAACTTTCCAAAAACTCCTTAGTAATGGGTACACAAGCGGCCTGTTCCTGTAAACCAGCAACATGTAAACCAGCAATGAAGTAACCTGATCCATTATGAACTAACCATGGTGAACCACAATCACCAACCAAGGTAGGTTCAGTAACTTTACCTCGCCAGGTTAATATATTCCCTAATTTAGCTACATGAGACATCGTCTTTTGAACAGCATCGATGTGCTGTAGACTTGCAACTCCATTATCATCACGCTTAATGATGAAACCTTTACCAATGCACGAAAAATTTTGTGAAACAAATAAATCACGAACATTGGAGAAGGGTGGTAAACTTCGCAGTTCAAAGACAGCTAAATCTTGCTGGGGGAAACGTCTAATATCACACTGATGCAATTTAAAAGTAATTTTTGGACAAACACCATGTGTGGACGTCCCTGTAGTGACAGTGACAGTTAGATCACTGGAACTATTTAGGGTGTGGTTGTTAGTTATAACGGTTGAGCCAGAAATGACTAAACCCTTACCAACTCTCAACATAGTGCCTTGATCGGTTTCACGACAAACCTGTAGTGTAATTACATTACGAGACAATCGATCACAGATCTTACTGGGTTCACTATTAGCCCAGGAAACACCACGAGCTGGAACATCTAAAGGTGTGCAAATAAAAGAATCATTGTACCACACATTTTCTTTAGAGTCGTCAGCAACAGGAGTGCTTCCTAAAGTCTTAGAAATATTGTTTCCTTGTTCTTCCATAGGATTAGATCCTTTGATCCATGAAAACAATTTCCTAAGATGGAGTAACAATCCAATTACCGAGGCAATAGTAAGAAACAGATTGAATCGACCAATTCGGGTTTGTACACGAGAACCAACACGATAAACAGCTTGTTTAAAACAAGATGTACCAATGTGGGCAATATGATACTCGAACCAGATGGCAAATCGCTTCCATTTCATTAACATTGCAAAACCTGCAGCGAACAAGTGAATGTTCATGCAGAAATCAAGGTAACTGAATAAGATATGTGAAACCACTCCTTTAGCAATCAAGAGAACTTGATAACTTTGGGTGGGTAAGCATTCACATACAGTGCTTGGTAAACAACAGTCCAAGCATACTGTGCACTCTTTCATGGTCTTATCAGACGAATCAACTATATCTTGATCAATTTCAAAATCCTTAGCAGCTTTTGAAAACCACTGGATGAATTTATAGACATCATCAAAGATTGCTATTGATTCAAAAGATGCTTGTTGATTTTCTGTATTCGAAGATGCTGGCACTACACGATCAACGTGGATATTCCAATAATTAGGATAACCACCTTCACGCATATTACTAGTCTTAGAAGAATCTAAGAAAATCTCGTTCTTAGCACATTCGTTTTTGACCTTAAGAGTAATAACCCATGGCAATCGACGTTGAATAGCTAATGGACAGTGGAAGTAGTGAAAAGCATTTAATTCCTTACAGTTCGTAGTAGCAACAACTAATCGTGCTCGCACAGGGGTGCGACCTTTATCATCAAGTTCAGCCTGGTTAGGTACAAATGGTACACTATTCACAACTTGCAACATTTCCAATATGGAGGGATCCCCATTAGCGGCTTTATTAGGATGTAAATAAGCGATATCATCTAACTGAATACACCACTTGGAAGTGGTGAAACCAGACCAAAATTGGTCATTAGGGTTACGCACATAACGATACTCATCCTCAATAGGTAGATTCATAATCTTACCATAATGATAATAGAGCATCTTGGTGAATGCAGATTTGGCGATACTTGATCCACCAACAACTAAAAGTGAAAATGGTGCTTTCCGATCTTTACCGGCAGCACGTCTAGTCATTTCCGTTGCTTTGATCATTTCCAAATCACAAAGAACTTTCTTAATCAGGCGCTTATCATAATCTGAAATACTAGCGGTAAATTTACCAATAGCTTTTCCTTGCTCAATGCAGTGATCTAGATTAGATAAGAACTCAGGAATTGAAAATCCATGTGGTTCAGGATTTGATAAAAACTTGGATTGTTGTTGCAGTTTCACACAATCATTGTACCACTTCTCATAAGATGCAGCACCGTGAAAAATAGGATCAAGAGATCCTGTAATAATACACTGGTGACCACGCTTTACGAGAAAGTCTAGAGTATCAAGAAGATTGTATACCAAATCGGGTCCCATATGATGTTTTTTACGAATGGCTTCCGCTTCGATTTTTGTATAATTTAATGAATCGAAGGAGATACCAACTCGCTCAAACAGGGACATGCTTAAAGCATACATCAACATTTTATGTAGCTTTTCAGCAAGTGGTCCATTCTTTAATGCTTGGTAATGATCCAAACCAGCACGCAATCCTTCAAAATAATCTAATGATTGGGGTTCCATTTCATCAAACAATTGATGGATCATGTTGGTTAGATCAGTCAAGCGTGAGGACGATAGAAGAGGGCGGTCCGAGCGCATTTTGGCAAAAGCTGCCACTGCAACTACCCTATCCATAGTATTCCTGGATCTCATTATCTGATATCCAAGAATAGAGCAAGACTCAACTAAATCGATGATATATTCGCCATCAGCACGGCACTGGAAGAATTGAATGATTTTCATTCGACTCATTCCAAGGGTCACAGATGGAACGTCATCTAAAGCTGAGCGATACGCATGAGGGAAAAATAACCGTCCCAACCATGAAATGAAGATCATGGTCCAAGTACGAGAAAATTCTTCGGACTCCAAGCGCATAATGTTTCCTATTGCAGAAACACCGTTTCCGCGATTATTGTCCCATGCGTAGTGGGGCAGTCCAGAAACTTGTGCGCTTCCTCCCAATAGTCCTGGGAATCGAACTTCCACGATATCATTATCGCGGATATTCAAATCCTGGAAATAATGGGGTTGACGAGATAATGGCTTTCCCTTGCAGAAAAGCCAGAATCTCGGAATTGCGGTATTTCCATGTGGATACCGACTATTGTTTGCCTTCAGGCGTTGTTGTACTATTGAATAAAGCTCGGCAGTGTTCGAGCATTCAACAGATACATGAATTCCCGGTCGCGATACGAAGATGCGACGGGAAAGTGTATTCACTGCTGGGGGTTCTACCCTAAAGGGGCAGAGGTTTACTTTGTTCTTTCCGGAGAAAGCACGTTGTAAACGCTTGTAAAATGAGGGTTTAACCTCAAACATTGATTCAGAAAAAGAGTTTTCAGGTCTAATGTGGTTCCTCTGTATTTTTGCTAGAAAGACTAAGGACGCGATAGGTTCAATCGCTTTCCGGATCTCTACTAAATAACTAGTCCTTCAACTTCATTATATACTTTCTTAGTGCATTGATTAACCATCCACTTCACTTACTCTTCCATTCAGGAGAGGTGGTGGGATCTACAAAAATAATCATATATAACTCCGCATTCAGCATTCATTAAGTAGTGACTACAAGGGGCGTCTGGTCTTCTCGTAAGACATTTCGCGTCTAATTCCTTGTGCACTATGTAGAGACCAAGTGTTCTATCCGTGGGTCTCGAAATGCAACAAACTTCATAAAGAGAGTTCTGCCTAAGTCTAAGAGGAAAAGGACGAAGGACTTTACGTAAGGAGCAACATAATTAAATTATGCTCGACTTACGTAGCTGTTGTTCATGTACAACATGCAAAACGGTACCTATAAAGGTTATTTAGTTAGTGGGGACATGTGTCCCCGTAAATATACTTCACTATGAAGTAAAAACACGCGGTGTAACTTTCGATCCATAACCACGTAAATGGATAACGGGGGTTTGCTATTTATTTTTCATCAGCTCTAGCGGGAGCTGGTAACACCTTTATTTTCAAACGCGGTGGATAACGTTAGTAGAAATAATGATTAGCTATTAAAATCGTTAAAACTAAGAATGGTCTTAGCCGATACTATTGTAAATAAAGATCTCGATTGGTCTTAGCCGTGCCTATTGATATTATCTCAGCAACTCGATCTAAATCTTTATAAACTCATATACTCGTTCTTATTCAACGATAGAAATGGGTCTCTAATTGGCTGTAATACCAATAAGTGAG